TAATATGCCACTTCAAAAAACCAATTTGGTCATCGTCGCGTCGCAGATTCCGCCCGACTTCGAAGGGACGCCGCAGGAGTATTTCGCGGCAATCCTCGAACGGATGGACATCCAGTCCCCCGTCGGCACGAACTTTTTCGTCATCGGCGACGTGGAGCCCGCGAGCAACTCCGGTCCGTGGTTCAAAAACGGCACGAAGCTATACGTGTTCGACATCAACACGGGGCACTACGTCCCGCTGGACATCTCCGACTCGCTCAGCGCGTTCGCGTTCATCGGGCCGAACAACCCCGGGCAGCCCGGCACGAACGACCCGCTCATCTGGTTCCGCTCTGTCGGCAGCCGGCCCGTGGGCTGGTATGGCTGGGACGGAAACTCGTGGGAACCCGCCCCCAGCATCCCGAACAACGGCACCACGGCCAACCGGCCGTCGGACCCCATTGAACTCGAAACGTATTTCGACACGGACATCAACTGCCTGATTCATTGGGAACGGAATGCGTGGCGCACCGTCTCGGGGTCCCCGGGCGACGTCAAGGCCGTCACCGGCGACGTGCTGACGGTCGTCCTCACCCGCAACCCGGGCTGGTCGCTGCTCTACGACAACGACGAGTCCAAGCGCGGCCGAACCATCGCGCAAGCCGCCAAAGACTCCGGCAGCTCGCCGGAATCGGCGGTGTCCGTGCAGTCCGGCATCACGCAGCGCGCGGCCGGCGAGACCTTCGGCGAAGAGAACCACGTCCTGTCGTCGCTCGAAATCGAGCAGCACTCGCACATGATTGGGCACGCGTCGCTCCTGAACAGCACGCAGGCCAACATCGTTTTCTTCCGGGTGGAAGACGCGGACACGGAAATCCAGAGCGCCGGCATCCCGGTGCCGACGCCCCCGAACAGCCAGACCGCCCGCACGGGGCACTCGTCCCCGAACGGTAGCCAGACGGGGGTAACCCTCGGCCCGACCGGCACCCAGCTGATGACCAGCCGCCAGTTTACCTTGGAAAAGGCCCCGGGCTACACCGCGGCGGCGACGGGCCACAATACGGTCCAGCCGACGGTGTTCCTTTGGCACTTGACAAAGGACTGATTCGGAACACTTAATAGTAGATGACCGCAACCGAAAAAGTGACGACTTTGGTGAGGATAATCCCGGAAGGGATTTACCTGCTCCGCCCCCTGTTCCAGCGCTATTTTGACGAGGTCAAGTATCCCGGCCAGCTGGACATGCGGACACTGTCCCGCCTCTGGTCTTCGCTCATCTCGCGGAATTGTGGAACGATAGCGGCGGCGAACTGGTTCATCGGCTCAGGTGGACCGGAGGGGCTTGTGGGGACGAACTACTGCCCCGACACGTTCAACGGTGAGATGACCGCTACCATGACTTTTCTCTACGTGGTTCCGGAGGCCCGCGGAAAAGGCTTGTGCCGCGCGCTGTTGAACTTCGCGGAGGAAGACGCCCGGCAGCACGGCTGCACGAGCATCGTCCATGGGCACATGTTCACGGTGGACGAAGACGGCGGGAAGGCAATTTTTAAGAAGCGCGGCTATGAACTGGCCGAGCTAGGTTTTCGAAAGCGGCTGTGACCACTTTTCTCTATACGTTGAACTGCCCGAAGACCGGAGAAATCCGGTATGTCGGCAAGGCGGATAATCCGTTCGTGCGGTATTACATGCACCTGCGGGAATGGCGGTGGGCCAAGAACCGAAAGACGAATCACCGGAACACCTGGATTAAATCCCTCCACGCCGAGGGGCTGGTGCCGCACATGGAACTCCTCGACGAGGTTCCGATGTCGCAATGGGAATTTTGGGAGCGCGAGTATATCCGCGTCTTCCGCGCGATAGGAGTGAATCTGACGAACGGGTCGGACGGTGGAGAGTGCGGGCCGCGTATGTGCGGACCGGCGAATCCAATGTTCGGACGGACGCTTACTCATCGCACCGGGGTTAAACTATCCCCGGAAACGATAGAGAAAATACGGCGAGCAAACACCGGGAAGCGGCATTCTCCCGAGGCTCGCAAAAACATTTCAAACGGTCACCTGGGTCAGAAGGCCTGGAACCGCGGATTGAAAACTGGCCCGTGGTCGCCTGCGCGACGGGCTGTATTCGAAAAACAAAAGACGGCTAGGGCGCAGGTCGTCGAAAATAGGTCCACATAAGATGGGAGCCGTATTAGGCACAGCAGCCAGTATTGCGGAAAGGTTTACTTGACGAGAAGGCGATGAAGGAGGCTTACGCTGCACAGCGTAATGGCCTCAACGCCCAACGTGATGCCTTGTCGCAAGACTATAACATCGAGCGCATCACCAACCTTGTCCAGCAATACGACAAGGGTTACCTCGACCGCCGGGTCGCCTTGCAGAAGGAATACGAGCCCGAGATGTATGCCGCCGGGCAACAGGCGCGCAAGGACCTCCTCGCGCAGGCCCAGACGCCCGCGTCGTCCCTCCAATCGACCAAGGTCGCGCGGCAGCTTTTCAACGAGAACATCGAGCAGAACCCGGAGCTGAAGAAACTCAAAGACACCGTCATTCAGAAAGCGAACGACCTGCTCCAACTGGGTGGAAGCCTGCCGCCGGAATATCAGGCCGAGCTGGTCCGCGCTGGCGTGGGGGCATCCGCGCAGGCCGGCATCAAGCCGGGCGAACGGTCCGTGGGCGGCGTGGTTTCGAACGTGCTCGGCAGCGCGGGCGAAAAGCTGCGTCAGGCCCGCAACCTGGAAGCGTCTCAGCTGGCCGGCACCGCGCAGGCGATGACCGAGTCCCGGGCGAAGATTCTCGGCTCGATTTTCCCGACGATTCAGTCGTCCGAACAGGCGAACCTCGGCCGGGCCGCGGGCATTTTCCAGCTGGCGAACTCGACAGAAGCCGGCACGGGCACGGGCCTCACCGGTCGCGAGACGCTGAACCTCGACCTCGCCGGCCGCACGGCCCAGCGCGACATCGCGATGCAGAAGGCCAACTTGAACTCGTGGAAGGCGCTCGAATTCGCGCGCATCCGCGACACGGCGTTGAACCAGTCGGTCGGCAACTGGGGTGGAACCGCAAGCGGAGCCTACGGCGGCGCAGGCGGCACGGGCGGCGGTGGCGGCAGCCAAGCGTCACAAGGCGCCATGACCGGCCTCACGTCAATGCTCTCCGACAAGAACGCCAAGGAAAACATTGAGACGGTGGACGAGGACAAGATTCTCGACAAGGTGTCCAAACTCCCGGTGTCGAACTGGGAATACAAGAAGGACATCGAGGGGGTGCCGGCGGGCCGGCATACCGGACCCATGGCCCAGGACTGGGATGTGCTTTTTGGCAGCGGCCAGGGCGACGCGAAAACGATTCCCATCGTGGACGCGATTGGCGTCGCGCTCGCCAGTGTGAAGGCGCTGGTCCGTCAAATCAAACAGATGAAGGCAACCGCGTAATATGGCAGCCCTCGACATTCCAATCGTCCCAGTTAATTCCGACGCGAAAACTTTTGCGGCGATGTCGCTGACGCAGGCGATTAACAACATGCACCTCGCGCAAGCCGCTGGTGGCGCGCAGACGCAGCAAAACACGGAAGAACAGAAACGCCAAAAGTCCCTGAAAGACCAAGCGGACAAAGACGCGCGGACCAAGGAATCCCGCGACCGAAATTTGTTCAACAACAACAGCTCCGAAGAGGAATCCCTCCCGCGCGACAGCTCTGGCGCACCCGTCACGCCCGCAGCGTCCGGCGGTGGACTCGGTGGTCCGAACTTCGGACCGCCCCCCGGGGGCGGGGTGAGCGGAATCACTGGCACGACGGACCAATACGGGAACACTATTCCGTCCGCGATTGCCCCGCCAAGCACGGGCGAGATTTATCCGGTGGAAGCTGGTTTCTAATTTTATGCCGACGACGCATGTGGACCGAAACGACCCGCAATACAAGGCCTACTACGAACAGGCCCGGGCGAAGTATGCGAAGATGCCCACGCATCAGTTGCTCAATTCATGGGATGCGGAGGACTTGATTCACGAGTTGCAGGCGCAAAAGGCGCTGGACGAGCGCAAGCTGTCTCCCGCCCTGCAACGCAACGCTGCGTTGAAAGCCCGCCAGGAATACACCAACCTGCTCAGTGGCGGCTCCAACGAAGAAGTGGCCAAGGTGCATGCCCAGGTCGCCGCGCACGAAGGCTACGAGCTGCCCACGAACCCGGACGGAACGGTTGACCGCCCGGCCGCGCTCAAGAACATTTTGCTCGCGACCCAGGCCAAGGAAACTCGCGAGCACTCCCGTGCGATGTCGCTCAGCGCGACTGAACACCAGACGACGACGGTCCTGCCCTCCGGCCAGAAAACTGTCACGGGCCAGATGATGACCAAGGAAGGGCGAGCCGTTGGTCCCGTCCGCACCGTTGAATCCGTCGCGCCGAATGCGCCCAAAGCGATTGACGACTTGGTCCAGCAGAAGGACAAGAAGAACCACGAGCGCGGGCTTGATACTGCCCTCGGCGCGCTCCGCGTCGCGCGCAACGTGCTGTCGAATCCTACGCCGTCAAACGCCGAGGACGGACTGCTCATCGATTCCTTTTTGAAGGCCGCGAATCCCTCGGCCGTCATTCGTCCATCGATGATTGACTTCGTGCAGAAGCAAACGCCGTTCGCCGAGCAGCTCAAGAAAAAGTTGGACAACTTTATGACGCTGCCGAACCGGGACCAGCTTCCCGCCGGGGCAATCCTCACGGAGAACGACCGTCGCCAGATGGCGCAGGCTTTTCAGCAATACAACCAAGCCGTGTCCGAGGATTCCCGCGACCACTACAAATTCATCCAGAAGCGCGCCGAGAAACAGAACATCGGAAACGACCTGGACGAAGTCCTCACGGATGAGGAGATGAACGTGCTCAACGGGAAAAACTTTGTTCAGCTTCCAAACCGAGATGCCGTGACCAAGCGCCCGGTGACAAATAGCGCTGCCGCAGTCCCCACGGCTCCGGCGGTCCTCACCGCGGCGACGCCGTCGGCGACTCCCGCAGCCACCGCGCCCGCAGCGGCGCCTGCCGCTGGCACGGGTGCGCAATTGGTGAAGCAAATCCCCACGGTGAACTCGCCGGCCGAGGCCCCCGATGACGTGCCCTTTTATTTCGACCCCGACGGCAACAAATACGTCAATCGAAAATACAAAGGCAACCGGCCTGCGACCGCAGCGCCCGCCGCGCCGGCAGAGCCCGCGCCCGCCCCGTCAGAAGCAGACATCCCGGTGTTGCCAGTAGAAGCCCGCTAATTTATGCCAGTCGTCCAAGACCTGTCGGAGGGGCAGCCGTTCACGGACATCCCACTCACCCCGGCCGAACAGCCGGGTGCTCTAACGCCCGAAGCGCTGGCCGCGGAACACGCAAAGATGCGCGCGGCTTTCGCTGCGAAAGGCATCGAACCGCCGCCGCTCGCGCCCGGTGAGGCTGCACCGGTTAACCCCTTCGCTGGCGAACAGAAGGTCAGCCCTTTTCACGGCGAGGAAAAAGTAGCCAACCCTTTTGCCGGCGAGCGCAAGGCCGATGCGCTGGACGAACGAACGCCCCAGGATTTGGCGGCGGACCCGAACTTTAAAATCCACGACTTCGTCTCGCAGAACCCAGACGTTTTCAAGGACCCGAAGCGTTATCAAAAGGCGCTCGACACTTATCGCGAGCAACAGGCCCAGGGCGTCACGCTTCGCAAGACCGTGGAGTCCGTTAAGAAGGACACCGTCCCGCTGCTCAAGGACCTCTTCATGGCGGTCCCGGCGCGCTTGGCGAACCTCGGAGAAATCGGCGGCATCGGCAAGCTGGTTAACACCATCACGATGACGCTCCGCGGAGAGGGCGGCGACCCCGAATTGCGTAAGCAATGGGAGAACATGTCGGAAGACAACCGGGAAGCCGCCGTCGCAGAGGCCACCGCCGGCACGCAGACCGCCGTGGGCTCGCTCCAGGACATGGTGCGCCAGGGTGCGCGCAAAGCCGTCGGACCGGCCTTTGATTTGCACGGGAAAAAGGACTGGCGGACCATATCGGACGAGGAACTCAAGAACGAATTTTTCAAGGACCTCGGCTGGAAGCAAACGGTCGAGG